TGTCAATCATTGCGCAGGATGCACTGAGTACTTGGCCGGAGATGGTCGGGGCATTCCCGCATCAGGAGACCGATCCTGAGACTGGCGAAACCGTTCAGTTGGAACTGCTGAATCTCAATACCAACGATCTGCAATGGGGACTCGTCAATGCAATCAAGGAATTGGCGGAACAGAATGCCGCAATGCAAGCCCGCATTGACGCGCTAGAGGCAAAGCCGTGACGGCGCGGAATGCGCTCGCCAAGGCGACTGGGGTGACGTTGCACGTTGCAGAATAGGCACGAACACGATTTGATTCGTTCAAAGCAGTAGAAGATTTTTTCATGATGGAGAGAACGTAATGGCCGAAGCACCGAAACGACTTGGCTCGCTCAGTGGGAGTACCGCTGTTACTACTCTAGTGGATAATACCGCGACCGCTAGCGCCTATACGATTTTTTCCGCAATTGTTTTTTGCAATACAGATACTGTTGATAGAACATTTACCATGAGTACGAGTAGTACTGCTGCAACACATGGAACCTACATTACAAATGCTGCGGTCATTAGACCAAATGACACGGTTACTTTTGATAAAATTATTCTTGATGCGAGTAGCGGTGCAAGATATCTTATTGTTACAGTAAGTGCAGGTACTGTTCATGTAAGCGCGTTTGGCGTACAGGGCCCATAATCATGGCTATTAAAAGACTTAGCAGTGATGAGCGTGGGGACGGGACACTTGTCAACCTTGGCAACGTTGGCATTGGGACAAGTAGTCCGGCTTCTGGAACGTTGCTACATGTTTCTGGTGTAACCGCAAACGACACCACGGGGCATTTGCAAGTTGAGAATACATACAGCGGTGCTACCAATGCGCTAGCAAATGCAAACGTGACAGTAAAAAGCAGATTTGGCACTTCTCAATTCATGCAATGGGACAGTTTGGGATTAAGAATTGGAAGCAGATATACAACTAATTCTGGAACTGGGGCAATCAATTTTACTTACGGTAATGATACTGTTGGAATGGTTCTTACTTCCTCTGGATACGTAGGCATTAATGAACCATCTCCAAATGCTTATTTATTTGTAAAAAGTACTATAACTAATGTTGCGGCAACATGTTTTGTTCATACTGGAGCAGGCACGTTTGATACCTCATTGACAGTAAGCAATACCAGTGCTAGTGCCGCAGTTGCTGGTGGAATGATACGCGTTTCTTGTTCAACTGCTTCCAATAGTAATAATTTTATTAATTTAGTCAACAGTGTCGGAGATGTTTTTGGAATCTCGTCCGCTGGAAGGGTTGCCATCGGGTTTGCCGCTACCCCATCCTATGCACTTCACTTGAATACTGACTCCGCCGCAAAGCCAACATCCAACACATGGACGATCAGTTCCGACGCGAGGGTGAAAGAAGTCGTTGGCCCATACACGCGTGGGGTTGCGGACATCATGGCACTTGAGCCGAAGAGGTACCGCCTCAACGGTGCATTCGGATCGGTTGATGACGGCCGGGAGCATGTGTCCGTGATTGCACAGGAGGCTCAGGCAACTTGGCCGGAGATGATTGGAACGTATGAACATACGGACAAGGATGAGGATGATGTTGAAACGGTGACGGAACTCCTGAACCTCAATACCAACGAGTTGCAGTGGGCATTTGTGAATGCCATCAAGGAACTCGCTACACGAATTGCTACACTTGAACAACGCGCTTGAAAGGAGCGAATGAATGGCTACTAAGGAACAGTCCGCGGAAAAGAATTATGCACTGCCCGTTCCAATTGTCGAAGCACTCATTCAGTTGGGTCTTCGCACTGAGCAGGGACAGGCGTTGATTGCAGGATATCGCCTCGGAAATCCAGACTTCTCCCCGGAGAAGGGAAATATCAAGTTGGTTTCGGTGCATGCGGAAGTAACGTTTGTAGCACCTTCTCAAGATCAGTAATACGGAGGGTAAGCAAAATGGCACTGAAGATCAATGTCGAGACGCCACATGGATTGAAGATTCCGGGATCATATCATCGTATTGTGCAGATGTACTTCAACGCGCCGGATAGGTTGCACGTGCAGATGGAGGTTCACGTGACGGAGGCTGACCGTCATGCCAACAAGCAGCCTATTGAGCAGCGATCAATCTACCTGACTGCAAGTGATGTTGTTACTGCGGGGACGTTGCTGGGGAGCGTATACAACACGATTAAGGCGACCCCGGAATATGCGGGATCGGAAGACGTGTAGTACAAAAATACATAAGAGAAAGTAATGCCACTAGAACAACTGTCGAACAATTTAGATTTCTTCTCTTTTTTTGTTTCATCAAAACAAGGAGTTACAGGACTAACAGTTACAGTCGATGTATGGAAACATTTGACTGCAACAAACACGAGTTCGCAGATTGTTACTGCTGGCAGTGCTACAGAGATCGGTGGAGGTCTGTATAGGTATCAATTGGGATCGGCAAGCGTGACCGGAGAGGGCGAATATATTTGCATATTTAAAACATCCTCGGCAACGCCAGACCAGCGAGAAATACCAAGCATCTGGTGTGTGCAGAAATCTGGGAGCGAGTATCTGGATGCAGCCGTGACCTCAAGACAGGCCACGGGGAACGTCACTGTCGGAGCCTATTCGTCTGGGCAAGACCCGGCGACACTGGTCTGGGCGGCTAGCACCCGGACATTGAGCGGATTCGGATTCTCAGTGACGGTTGGGACAAACAACGACAAGAGCGGGTATGCCCTTGCCGTCACTCCACCCACGGCTCAGCAAATATGGGACGTACTCACATCGGCGCTTACCACGGCGGGAAGTGTCGGCAAGCGGATTGCGGACAATCTCGACGCTACCGTGGCGTCGAGGATGGCAACATTTACGTATACCGCACCAGATAACACCAGCATAGGAACCATCCTAACTAGGACGGACGTGGCGACTAGCACACGTGCCAGTGCTGCGGACTACACTTCCACAAGAGCAGGGTACCTAGATGCCGCTGTTTCCTCCCGGCTTGCTACTACTGGATTGACCAGTTTGCAAGCAGACGTGACAGCCATCAAGACCCCAGTGGTTGCTAACCTAGATGCCGCTGTTTCCTCCCGGCTTGCTACTACTGGATTGACCAGTTTGCAAGCAGACGTGACAGCCATCAAGACCCCAGTGGTTGCTAACCTAGATGCCACTGTTTCCTCCCGGCTTGCTACTACTGGATTGACCAGTTTGCAAGCAGACGTGACAGCCATCAAGACATCGGTGGATACCAACCTCGATGCCAAGGTGAGTAGTAGGATTACCTCGGGCGCTGGAGCAATTCTTCATACCACAACCATATTGAATCCAGCAAGTGTTCCCATTGAGGGAGTTGCGGCATGGGTTACCAGCGACATAATTGGGCAAAATATTATTGCTGGTACGCAATATAGCAGCGCAAATGGAACGGTGTCATTTATGCTTGATGCTGGATCATATTATATATGGATGCAAAAATCTGGATGGGACTTCTCAAATCCTTCGCAATTCACTGTATCATAGGAATATATAATGCCAACGTCACAAATCATTTCACCAACAGCATCTCAGGCCCAGTCTACAAATTACAATAATAATGTTGTAAGCAGAAAAGATTTGAGAAGATATATTGCAGGTGCATGGGGATTGGGCGGGCTATTCACTGGCATTGCAAGTGACGGCAGCAATGTTCTTCAGGGAATGACAAAGATGGTCGATCAGAGCAGCGACGGTCTTGTTGATATTGCCTATGACTCCGACAGGTTTGAGAGCGCATGGCTTATGAAACTCAACGCGGATGCAACGTCTGAGACTCATAGAATTGCCTCGTACTCGCCTTCAGATGGAACGGTTACCATTGGAAGAACTTTTGCCAGTCAGCCGGTGAATGGAACCACTGAATATGAGATACATACTCATGGCGTGTCGCCGGAAGATATTAATTCTGCAATTGATTGGGCCTGCAATACTGCAAGAATGGGAGCATGGGTTTTTCTTGGCGGACTCATTGTTGATGGAGACATGCAATATAGTACCGCAGACGCATGGAGCACAAATCTTGCGACAGTAACAAAGGCTGCGAGCGCGGGTCAAGCAAGACATATCAATGTTTCGCAGCAATCATCAGGTGGATATGCCAAGAGCACTTCATTCCCAGCAACCGAACTACGGTCATATAGGGTCTATGCGCTGGGCAATCCGGCGGCTATTGCCAACAGCATATCGGTTTCTGTATGGAACGAGACATCAAATTCAGAAATAAGTGTGACATGGTTTGGGGGCGGCAGCGACACAGTGGAAGGGAAAGAGGGATTTTTTGGGGGAAGTTTTGTAGCGCCAAGTGGATGCAAGTCTGTGCATCTCAGACTCATAGGGAATGCATCGTGGTCGGGAGTGGCGGTATACGACAACATGTCAAAAGGAACTCCGCTGCCATCTTGGATGACTCCCTATGATCAGTATATTGTGGCGGTTGCTTATCTCGATGGAGCAGGCAGTGCCAATGCCAAGGAGTATCGCGTCATTGCGGGACTGCCGGAGCCGAAGAGTAACTGGCTTGAGTTTCAGCCTTCTGACTGGTCTGGCCCAATCTGCCTCAACGTGGCAATGCCATTCCCAATTCCTAGCAATGACGCGCATGAATTTCTTATTGGAACAAGAGACTACATTGCTACTGGAGCACTAAGATTTATTTACACGAGCCTGTCACGACCAAGAACGATTGATACTACACGGTTTGAAGCCGGAAGAGTAAAAGTTGATAGGGAATGGCAAGCATATCAAAGGTCTAGAAATCCTTTGGCCCTGAAAAGAAACTCTTGGGGCAAACGATAATGGCAGGAAAAACAAGAAACATTGGCTCCATCAGAATTGATGGGGTTTCTTATCAACTATCCACAGACCAATTCAGGCACGGCTGGACATATCAATATTCGGGAATGTCTGCTGTTAGCGAGGTCACGTCGGCGGAAGAGCAGGCGTTTGCAAGTAGTGCTCCGGGTTATAAGAAAACCGTGGGATGGATTGACTGGAGTGGTGGCACGGTTGGTTCAGACATTCACTATGTAGGTGGCCGATATCTTGCTTCTGGAGAGGGGCCACAGACAGAATTGTCAAGGAAGATTGTCAGGCCATTGCAGCGACGAACAGTAGAACTCCTATCGTCTGCGGGCAGGGTGATTGATTTTTTTGAGTTTGATTTCAGAGACGGTACCACTGGACTGTATGTCGTACAAGAAAATGGAGTAATAAGAAGAATTACTACAACCCTCAACGCAGAAACAGTAGCCACAACACGAGCAACATCGGGCGTGGGCAACGGCGATGCGACTGGAGTGCTGCTGAGTACACGAAAACTTACTGAGGCTTCCCCATCTTGGACTTGGGCTATTGATGGAGGATCGACACGCACGGGAGTGTTGATTGGCGCAAAGGATCAGCCAGTTGTCCGATGCTACGAGGGCTCAACCAATGGAACTCTTGTCTGGGAGGAAGACGCATCGGAAGTAGCGCACGCAGTAACCAATAATCCTGTGCGATTCACGCACTGGACATCTGGAGTCTATTCCACCGCAGCAACAGGAGGCGAATATCTGTGGGCAAGCACTGCTCCTAATTTCGTTCCCATTGTTGGCGGTACTGCCACGAAGCAAGCGATATGGCCTTTGATCCAAGAACAAGACCCATTTGTCTGGAACAATTGGGTTGCCCAGATTTCCCCACTCTCATTGAATCCAGAATTGGAAAGCATTACTGGAATAGCAGCCTTGAGAGACATGATCGTGATCACCGCTAGTAATGGATGTGCATTCAGAGTGCAGACAGATGCCAACGGTGGAGTACCATCTCCAATCATTGACAAGAAGAATGGCATATCTGACGCTGATAGCGGGCGCACCATGCGAGTCTGGAATGGTAGGCTATTCATCCCAACTCCCCGTGGGCTTTATATGTATGTCGAAATGGACGGACAGGTTGGCGGAACATTGGTAAGCGTTGGCCCTGAGTCGATTCCGGGAAACAACGGCCCAATACGCGGACATGCAGTCATTTACACTGGAGACCCTGAGTGGCTCTATGCCGCATTCTGGAATGGAACAGATTCCTATATCTTGAAGGGCAGGCTTGGTGCGTTGCCATCCGGTGCAGCGGCAGACCAGAATAAAGAAGGCAATTTGAGAATGGTGTGGCACAGTGTTGCCCCATATATTCCAAATGAGAGAGCAACATCAATTTATATTACAAGTGTAAATTCGAGTACAAATCCTGTCTTGTGTATTGGAACGCAGACAAATCCATCTGGTACGCAGGTATTGCCAAGTGTGCATTTTGTGACCCTTCCAAAGCCGGGAAAGACATTTCTTACTGATACAAATATGCTTTTTGATATTAGCGGTAAAAGCGTCACACTCCCTGACCATGATTGTTTTATAGCAAATATTCTAAAAACATTTATGAGAATAACAATCACAAACGAAAAAGTAAGTGCACTAAATTATATAGAAGTATATGCAAGAATTGATAACTCCGAATGGATAAGAGTAGGTTCTGTAATCCTGTCTCCAATTTCTGAGATATCACTTCCACGAAATTATAATGGATATAAGATTGGATTGAAACTTCTATTTTATGGATCAGACAATACTGTTTCTTCTGCGGTTACTTCGGTGAGTGTTGACTTTGTACCGCACATGCCATCTTCAAAATTTGTTGACTGTGTAGTTTTTGTTGCTCAAGATCAAACAATTGTGACTGGCAAGAATCAATACTCTGGGTTGTCAAGAATTAATATTCTGGAATTGCTTAAAGATAGCAAGTCATTATTTACGGTTATTGGGCCTGATGGAACCGAGCGGCAGGCGCAGTTTGACAAGCCAACCGGACTAGTCTGGAATTGGAGCGATCAATCAGTCCCGGATGCACAATCTGGAATTACAGCAAAATTCAGGTTAAATCTCTACGACGACTTTGTGTTGCAGAGTGGAGCAATATATGAACAGTCTCCGTATTCAGAGGGCGCATTCGTTTCTTACTATGACACGACGGGGTAACACATAATGAGTTTTGACAGAGACCTTGGAACCACGGTTCGAAAAGAACATATATTGCAAATCGTGAAGGCTTGGGAGGGTGACGAGAGTTACGGCACTCCTCTGGTCATTACTGCGGTAAATTCAAGTACTCAGCCAGCAGTAAAAATCAGGAATAGATACGCGGGCTCGGTGGGACTGCTCGTGAGGAATAGCACGGACACTGGAGACTTGCTCCGAGTAACCGACGCTGGAGTGTCGTTCTCTTTTACGGCGGGATCAATTAGCGGCGGAGGAGTGATCACCCCAAGCATCAGTCTTGGTGGAGACAGCGACACGGGCTTCTGGCATCCGGGCGGCACCGACAACAATGGGTACATCTCACTTGCAAGCCAAGGAGCAGAAGTGGAACGCTGGACTCCTGCGCTCCATACGATGTACTTGCCCATCTCGCTGGCAAGTCAGGTTGCCAATAGCGAGGCGATTGTTGTTGCGCCAGTACAGGTAGCATCAGGCTCGCAAGTCGGGCCGAAGATTATCCTCAGGGCCACAAGCAAGAGTGGGTCAGCGAATAACCTAAGGGATTTCATGTTCAGGACGAGTACAAGCACTGATTCTGGAGATGGAAAACTGGAGATACTCACAAGATTGAATAACGGATCAGAAACAGTATGTGCATCTTTTGGCTCTGACGGCTCGATGGTAACTCCCGGATCGGTGTCAAGACTTGCGTGGTCATTCTTGTTGTGATGGAAACTGATTTCATTGCTTCACTTGCAGGACAATCAGCAGGCGTGGTGCTTACGTTTGCTGGACTTTATTTATTTAAAGTAGTAGTAAATGATATCAAGCATGACGTTGAAGATATTAAAAGCGCACTTACCAAGATGATTGAAGTACTGGAAAGGATGGATCGACGAAATGAACGTGGTAACTAGGAACACCCCGCACAAGACCGTGACTCCGATTGGCAAGCGTAGGGAAATCAAGGGCGTGGTTCTGCATCATACGGGAACGACAAGGGTCGTGCCTTGTAGTGCAAATGGCAGTTGGCATTACATTGTGGACAGGGATGGAACCATCTATGCTGACATCCCGGAAGTAGACATCGCATGGCATACCGCGAGATGTGATCGTTGGAATCCGGCATGGGTTCAAGACTCGGCACCGTGGTTCAGTGGCAGTGACATCAACACTTGTACCATCGGCATCGAGATCGTGTGCCACCCTGACATTCCCGAAGCCAGCGGCTATGAGTACAAGCAGTTGGTTGCGCTGTATGACCTCTTCGATCATTTCAAGGAAACCTATGGCGAGTTGCACTATGTGGGGCACGGTATGGTTCAGAGCGACCGGCGCGTGAGGGAGCCAGAAGGATTCGACTGGGAAGGGTTCGATGCGGAAGATGGCAGCGGACATGGATATCTTTTCTCCCATAATCCATACAAGAGCGTTGAAGTAAAGGAGGAGCCTGAAATGAGTATTGAAGAGAAGCAGATTCTAGACGCATGTGCAAGACATGAGATCAAGAGCGCCGAAGATATTGATCAGTTGCTAGGGCGGTACGACCTCTTGGCGCAGCAAGTGGAAAGCCTAGAGCATCTGCTTCAGGCAGCACAGGCCGAACGAGATGCAGTCGCAGCAAAGTGCAAGGACTGTGATTCTCCCGTGGTTGGTGGTGCATGATGATGGTGCATGAGGCGAGTATCACTGATGTCGTGGCTGCAATCGTTGCAATCATTGTCATCAGTGCGACCGTTTATCTTGCAATCACTGGAGAGGCTCAGGCGCAGACAGCACTTACAGGTCTTGCAGGTGCTGTTTCAAGTTACTTCTTGACAAGCAAGATAAAGAGCAATATGAACGGGGGTAGTGCGGCTACTCCATCGGGGTAGTGCATGAAAAAGACGCAAAGGGCAGCGAAGGTATTTGCTGGATTCTGGGGGGTATTCCTTGGGCTAAGAGTTGTTCTCCTAGTGGCCCGTGCTGTGGGAGTGATAGGTGCATTTGAGACAATTGCCGAATGGGCAGGACATCCAGATGCAATTCACGAATTCGAGACATGGGCAGATTCGTTAATAATAATGACAACCAGTTACATGGGGTGGCAAACATGGCAGTAGAAAAGAAGCACCGAGGATTCAAGGAAGTTCAGAAAGAGATTTCCAAGAAGAGCGGTGTTTCAATGGAGGCAGCAGGAGCAATCCTTGCCAGTAGTGCGAGGAATGCAAGCCCTGCTGCAAAGCGGGCAAATCCGTCTTTGAAAAAGGTGAAGGGCTAATGGCACCCAAGACTACAATGAAGGGCGCACCGAAGGGGCACAATGGCAAGACTATTTGTCACTGCAACAAGAAAGGAGCGAAGTAGTGGCGGCAAGCAAAGGCGTGGACAAGAAGGCTCTCAGTAGTGCTTTGAAGAAGGCGGAAGCCAAGGACAAGGCAGACGACAAGAAGATGATCGCTTCCATGATGAAGCGAGGAGGAAAGTAAAATGGCTATGGCGAAGAAGATGCCCAAGGGCATGGAGAAGGAACCTACTACCAAGAAGGGCATGAAGAACGACATGAAGAAGGATGTTGCTCTCATGAAGGGAATGACGAAGGGGAAGATGGGGCCAAGCAAGAAGCCCATGATGTACGACTGACTTGACGGCAGCCGAGGGCGGGCTGTATGATCTGTTTGCCGAATCAGACAGGTCGGCTAAAACTCCCAACTGAGGACTGCGTGCACTGTTTAGAAATAGACCGGGCCGGAAAGGCGCACCCTCTAGCCGGTTGTTAGCGATCTAGTACTGGCGTGCTAGAGTCGAGGGAGATGCACCCAAGCAACTCGGGAGGTCAAGAGCCTGTAGTTCTTGACAATCAGGAAGACCCACCAAGGCAAATTTTTAGGCCAGCGGTGGGTCTTTCTGTGTCTAGTAGGTATCCCTTACGATCTTGCGGGCTTTTTCCAGAATGCCTTTTACCGACTGCCAAGAGATGCCGATGCTTTCGCCAATCTCAGCGTAGGTCTCACCATTGCTTCTGCGGATCAAAGTCTCCCGTTGCACTGGGGTAAGCAGTTGCATCGCTTTCATGAGACGGTCATGGGTCTCGATGCGCTCTTCCTCATGCTCATAGATCACGGCTGGATCAAGGACGCTGTTGTCGAGTTCTGAGTTCATCATCACGACCCCGAAGTCTTCGGCGTGATCGAGGTCTACGTGCTCATTGGTAAGGGCGATTCTGGCCTCAAGCGAATAGGTATTCTGACTGAGCATCTTGCGGCGCTCGTCCCTGATGAGGTTGCCCGCTATGGTGTATATCCATGCATTGAAATAAAACTTGCCATCTTGTACTGTGTTGATTTTCTTCAGCGCCTTGTAGAATGTGTGTTGTATTATATTCTCAGCCATGTCCCTGTTCCGAACATGATAGATAACATGGCTGAGGAGTTTAGGTCGTATGAGTTCAGACAACAAGCCAAACGCTTCTTTGTCTCCAGCCTTGGCGCGAGATATAAGTTCTTCCATGAGTTATGTTCTCCCCGGTAAAAGTTCCTTCCTCGTTGCCTTGGCATACGGCAAGATTTCTCAGGAGGGAATTGACAGGCTTATTCGATTAGAGCGAAAATGGAGGGGAAAAAATCCAAGATGGGATGGTGTATCCAAGAGATGGCAGTTTGCCAGATACCTTTACCTGACTGGCAAGATAGGCGGATAGGCTGTGGTAGCATAGCCCTATGACGGATTTTGTACATCTCCACACTCATACGGAGTATAGCCTTCTTGACGGCCTGAGTCGGCCCGAAGCAATTGCAAGGAAAGCAAAGGCTTGGGGCCAGCGAGCCGTGGCAATGACTGATCATGGAAACATGCACGGCGCGGTGAGATTCTACGACGCCTGCAAGAAAGAAGGCGTGAAGCCAATCATCGGATGCGAGGTATATACCGCCGAACTTGAGGACACGGGCAACTCGCATCTTGTCCTCTTGGCAATGGATAGCATCGGCTACCGGAACCTCAACACGCTTGTCACGAGGGCTGGTCTTGAGAATTTCCATAGAAGGCCACGTGTCACGAGGGAGATGCTGGAGACCTATAGTGCTGGGCTGATCTGCATGAGCGGCTGCCTAGCCAGCGAAGTGGCTAAGTCCATTGTCAATGATGACCTCGTAAAAGCAGAACGCACTATGGCTTGGCACAAGGATGTGTTTGGCGACAGGTACTTCGTCGAGGTACACGATCACGGAATCCCAGACCAGAGGAAGGTGCTCAGACACCTGACTGTACTGGCTACCCGGCTTGGTCTGCCAATCGTGGTGGCACAGGACTCCCACTTCATTGAACCCCACGACGCCGAGACCCATGAGTTGCTGCTGGCCGTGCAGACCAATGCCAAGTGGAATGATCCTGCAAGGTTCAAGTTCCAAGGCAAGGGGTTTCACTTCGCTTCCAACGATGAGATGCGGGCTGCCGGGTGGCCCGATGAATGGCTGCTTGAGAGCGTGAACATCTCCGAGATGTGCAACCTAGAGATCACGCTGGGCAAGCAGGTATTCCCACGGCCAGCGGGCGTACCAGAGGGAGCCGACGAGGGGGCGTGGCTTTCGGACATATCCATCAGGGGGCTGACTAGGAAGCACGGTTCCATTAGTAATGAGATGCAGGCGAGGCTGGCCCTAGAGATCGACACCATCGTGAGGAATGAGTTCACGAGGTACTTCCTGATCGTGGCTGACATCTGCCGGTGGTGCAGGGAATCCGGCATCAGGAGCAGTGCTAGGGGAAGCGTGGGTGGATCGCTGATCGCTTGGGCACTCGACATCTCGCCGGTAGACCCATTGAGATATGACCTGAGTTTCGAGCGGTTCCTCAATGATGGCCGCTCACCGGACATCGACCTAGACTTTGAGGATGCTCGGAGGGCAGAGGTGCTTGCCTATGTGCAGCGAACCTATGGCGATGACCGCGTGGCCCAGATTGTCACCTTCAGCGAGATCGGTGGCAGGATGGCAATACGGGATGTGGGCAGGGTCTTGGGTGTAGGCCAAGAGCGGATCGACAGCATTGCCAAGATGATCCCTCTGGGCAAGAACATCGAAGAGGCAATGGACATAAGCCCGACACTGGGCAGCATGAGACTTGAGCCATTCATCAAGAAGGCCATCTCGCTGGAAGGAACCGTAAGGCACTGTGGCAAGCATGCTGCTGGCCTTGTGATTGCCGGGATGCCACTGGTCGAGCGCACCTCGCTTCTGCGGGACAGCAGCGGTGGGATGCCAATGGTGGCACTTGACATGGGAAGTGCCGAGCGTGCAGGACTTGTCAAGTTCGACATGCTCGGCTTGAAAACCTTGTCTACGGTGAGCCGTGCGCTGGCCTTTATAAAGGAAAGCACCGGCGAACTGATCGACATCGACAAGATACCCGAGGACTGCGAGCGAACATGGAAGATGCTGGGCAAAGGCGACAGTGTGGGCGTGTTCCAAGTGGAGAGTCCGGGCATGCGCCGTGTCTTGAGGGACTTGCTGCCAGACCGTATCGAGCATCTTCAGGCAGTGGTGGCACTCTACAGACCGGGGCCGATGGGCAGCATCCCGACTTACTGCAACAGGCGGCACGGAAGAGAGCAGGTGAAGTATCTGCACTCGGCGCTGGAACCTGTGCTACGTGGCACCTATGGGTTACTCGTGTATCAGGAAGCGATCATGCAGATTGCCCAGCGTGTAGCGGGTATGTCCGCATACGAGAGCGACCAGTTCCTTGGGGCAGTGAGAAAGAAGAACCCCGATAAACTCAAGATATATGAGCCTAAGTTTCGCAAGGGACTTGAGCGATCAGGACTCAACGCAACAGAGATCGACACGCTCTGGAGCGAGATTGTCCCCTTTGCAAACTATGGGTTCAATCAGGCCCATGCAGCAGCCTATGGCCTTCTGGCATACCAGACTGCTTGGCTCAAGGCAAACTGGGCCAAAGAGTATTTCGCCGCCCTGCTTACTCAGGATAGTGGCGACGTGGGCCGGATGAGTGTGATCTGCTACAACGCGAGGAGCAGTGGCGTAAGGGTGCTTCCCCCTTGTGTCAATGCCAGTGGCGAAGACTTCAGCGCCGGGAAGCATGGGGTCAGGTTTGGTCTTGGCGGGATCAAGAATGTAGGGGTAGCAGCCATCGGGCATATTATCGAGGAAAGGAAATCCGGGCCTTTCCATAGTATCGAGAACTTCATGAGCCGGATTCCAAAGAAGAATGTGAACAAGCGGGCCATCGAGGCACTGGTGAAAAGTGGTGCGATGGATTCCCTTGAGAACAGGAGGAACCTGCTTGAGAAGATAGGAGAGGCCGACCCCGGACTTGCTGGCAGGTTGCAATGGGAGAGAGAATTCCTTGGGCTTGCTGTCACCGCTGACCCGCTGAGCACCTTCGACTTCGTGGCTCTTGGCCGGGACACCATGCTCAATGAGATCGAGGAGCATGTTGCCCTGAGCATGGAACATCTTGTCACCGTAGGCGGCGAGATAATGAGCAAGAAGGAACTTACTACCAAGACCGGAAAGCCAATGTGCATCTACACACTGAGAGATGAAAGTGGCAGCCTCTCCGTTACAGCGTTTGATAAAGCACTGAGGACTAGCGAATACAATGTCGGCGACATGATCCTGATCCGGGGCACTGCCAATTCTTGGAATGGCGAAGTGAACCTGATCATGAACAGGGCGTGGCTTGCAATCCGCCCAACCCCCAGTGTATGATTCCCGAACCGGCCCAGCCGGAATACAGGCAAGGAGACCATGATGGCTACGAAGCAAGCGGTCAACGCCCCAGAGAGCGACCCTGAAGAGGGTATCTTTTTCAGCAAGCAGTACAAGAATCCAAAGGGCGAGTTCACGCTCAAGTTGGATTCCTACGAACTGCGAGAGCATGTCAAGTACGGCACTACCATTTCACTGCGGTTCAAGATTGCGGACGAGGGCGAGTTCTTGGGTCAAACCGTAGGACTTACCATCTGGCCGAATCAGAAGACCAACAGGCTTGAGCCGACCTACGGACAGAAGCCCAACAACTTCGCTCGTGTGCAGATGGCACTCATGGGTAGGAAGTTGAAGGACGGTGAGCCGCTCAATTTCAAGAAACTCGTCGAGGATTCAGCAGCAATGCGTGCCTTTGTACGGGAAGACGTGAAGGAAGACGGGTCACGCTGGCCGAAGATCGACGTGGCAACGATGGAACCAGTCGAAGCCTAAGAGCCTAAGAAGGGGAGGGGCGCGGGGGGAATCGCGCCTCACAGGGATATGGGAAAATTCATGGACGCCGCCTTGTCGGCAATCGACAAGGGCTGGTTTGTGTTTCCTTCTTGCTGGCCTGATTCCGCTGGCAACTGTGCTTGCGGATATCAGCACAAGATAGGCGGCAAGGCACCGCTCAACTCAAGCGGGTTCAACGGTGCCACTCGTGATCTTGACCAGATCGCAATGTGGGACGAGAGATGGCCTCTCGCAAACCTCTCCATCGCCATCGGGCAGAGTGGTCTCTTCATCATCGACCTTGATGGTGAAGAGGCCATCGCCGAGGGTACGCGACTTGGCCTGCCGTCTTCGCTCTGGGTGAAGACCGGCAATGGTCAGCACTGGTACTACCAGAAGCCCAGCGGAATGCCAAAGTTCCGTAGCACCAACAGAGGTGCCAGTGGCAAGATTGACCTCTTGGCAGACGGTGCGCTCATCGTGCCACCGAGCATGCATTACTCGGGCAGGCAATACGAGTGGCAGGTGCCAGACCTTTCTGAGTTGCCGGAGCCACCTCTGTGGGCCGTTGAGATGCTCAGGATACAGGCAGAGAAGCCACGTGCCCTTGTAGAGATGGGCGTGGTGGTTGCTGCCGCTGAGATTGAATCGCCACCAGTGCCCTTGAGCGATGATGGCCTCAAGGTCTGGGAAGGCGAGAGTTACAGTGGCGACCGCAGCAGGGCACTCGCGAGCCTCTCGATGCACTTGGCACTTGGTGGCCTGAGAGAAGAGGGTGTGCTTGCTGGCACGCTCAAGGGGTGGGATGCAGCACGCGGGAACTCTTCTCCCAAGGGGCCGAAGTACACGGGCAGGAGAGATGGCGACGCTCGCTATATGGAGATGGCACGCTCGGCACTCATGCGGGTGGCAGAGCGAGACCAGAAACCAATCATGAGCGGTGGCGCGAAGAGCATCTATGTCGCCCTGAGCGATGAGTATGCCGACCGATATCCCAACGGCATGATGATCGACGACCAGTGGTACGAGTACGCCGGGGGCATCTGGGACAAGATCGACAAGTATTTGGTGGAGTACCGCATACAACAGATCATGGGCGACAAGATGAAGACCGGCGTGGTGCTCGGTGTGGAGCGTGCACTCAGGGGCAGGTTCTCCAAGACCGCAAGGGTCTGGGACGAATCACCCGATGTGATCGTGTGCCAAAACGGCGCGGTCGATGTGTACACGGGCCAGATATACGACCATTCCCCCGAGTTCATGGCAAGGAAGCAGACCGAGTACTTCTATGATGCCGAAGCGTTTGCTCCCACGTGGGAAGCGTTTATTGCAGACAGGTTTGCACCAGATGTTGCAGAGTGGCTTCAGGAATTCGCAGGCATATGTCTCACGCGCGACATGAGCCATGAAGTAGCAGTCTGGCTTTACTCGCCACCGGGTGCAGGCAAGAGCACCTTCATTGCAGGCATGGAGAAAGCCCTCGGTGCTGCACGTGCTGGCAGGCTTTCGCTTGCTGACATTGCTAGGAATCCAAGGTTCTCGCTCGTGAACATTCCCGGCAAGACCATGCTTGTGGCAGCAGAGCAGCCAAGCACATGGGTTGAGACCAGCGACATCATCAACTCGCTCATCAGCGGGGATACCATTACCGTGGAAGCCAAGCATCAGAACTCCTATGAGGCACGGCCCGTGGCGAAGATTCTCTGGGGCATGAACGAATTGCCAAGGTTTCAGAGTGCCAACGATGGTATCTTCAGACGAGTCAAGATTGTCAAGATGCAGGCGCTGAAGAAGTTAGACCCGACCATCAAGGAACGTGTTGAGAAGGAGGGAGCGGGGATTCTCAATTGGGCAATGGCAGGACTTCGGCGCTTGATGCTCTCTGGAGAATCGCTGGCATCCAGAACTCCCGAAACAATCAGGGCCGCGGGGGCGGAATTCAGACGAGGAAACGATGTGGTGGGCACATTCTTCGAGGAGCGCATTGACCTCGGTGAAGAGTATCGGGTGCAGGCTCAGGAACTCTACGACTCCTATTCTGCGTGGTGCATGAGAAACGGCTACCGAAGCAAGAGCAGGAATACCGTGGGTGCCGACTGGACGCGGATGGGACTTGAGCAGTGACAGAGCAAGGGCCGCACGTGGTACAAGGGTGCCAAGTTACGTGACCTGTCGCAAGGAGAGATTGAATGATACGGGCAATGCTCATAGGCAGGAAGGGCGTGGGCAAAGACACCATCGCCAGCATTATCAAGAAGCGCAGGCCAGAGGTGCAGATTGGTGGATTTGCCGATGCCTTGAAGGTGGATGTGGCCCGGTTGCTCAATCATTCCGTGATAGCCACGGGGCTGAAAGGGCCACAGTTGCCGGAAAATGTGGAGGCGCTTAATGCCTATAGGAATCTCCTGAGGCCAATCTGGCAATGGTATGGCACCGAATGGGCACGGGCACGAGACCCCGAGTTCTGGGTAAGGAGGTTCCATGATTCATGCGGCTTCATCCAGAACATGATCATTACCGACTGTCGGTTTCAGAATGAGGCCGACTATGGCAAGCGCAACGGCTACGTGCTTGTGAGGGTCACTGGCCCGAACTGGCGGGAACCTGCGCCATTGGGTGAAGACGTGCATGCAAGCGAACAGGAATTACTTGACATCTCGGCAGCGATCACGATAAGCAACGAGGGTTCTCTCGCAATGCTTACCGAACTTGTACACGGAATGCTCATTCCGTATATTGAAAAAAACTCTTTTGAAGGATTGTGGTAATGCCTAGGCCTACACATTGTCTAGCAGATCAGCATGTCATATTCTGGATAAATGACATCTATGGTGTGTGCGATGGACACCCAAAGACTGTTTGGAAATACAACAAGAACAGGGGCCAGCATGGTGGCTGGACGATCCAAGGTGATTGGAACGAAACAGCGGTGGAACTGGCGCAGTTGCTGGTAGAGAAAATGAAGGATGGAAACATCCCGACACCACAATACGTGTTGCCTGATACACCACCTGCGCCCATGAGCATTGAGCCAATTCCCGAGCATGCAAGGTACATCATGCGTGACTTTTTCTCAAGCAGGGGCATGGGGCAGAGACACGCGGCACAAGCACTGGAAATAAGTCGAGGCCTCTGGTCTGATATAGTTACAGGAAGAAGACCCGTGACACAGAAAACATGGATGTGTTTTAGGAGATTGCATGCCTCATCTTAGTTTCAGTCAACTAAGCACACTGCTTGGCTGTCCTGAAAAGCACCGGCGACACTATCTCCTTGGTCATAGTGGAAACACTAGCGGTGCCATCATCATGGGACAGGCAGCCCATGTTGCCCCAGAGATTGCGCTCAAAAGCATTCAGGCCACAGGCATGAAGAGCAAGGATGCTGCGATGACTGGGGTGAAACACAAGTGGGCTGAGTTGGCTGCGGGCGAGATTGAGTGGGGCGATCTGGAGCCAGAGAAGGCACGGGAGACTGCCCTCGGCTTCGGTCTTACCCTGTACGAACAAGCGGTGCCTGCCGTACGAAAAGGTACATTGCATGCGGAGTGGGGATTCAACATCCCCATTCCCTCGTGCGAAGGCTGGACATTCAAGGGCAACGTGGATCATATTCGTAGGGATGGCAAGCGGCTCATTGTCGACGACTGGAAGACCACGAGTAGCAAGTGGACACAGAGCAAGGCTGATTCGTCGTTGCAGGTACAGGCGTATTTCTGGGCAATCTGGCAGCACTTCGGCGAGATGCCAAAAGAGTTCCAGTTTCATATTGTGAATCGGCCCAAGAAGGGCGAGACTGAGTTTGGCTACGACGTGCTCAGTACCGATAGGGCACAAGGGCTTGTGGAAGCATTTACTGATAGGCTCAGGTATGCAGTGAAAGTAATCGGGCTGCATGAGCGCGATGCTCCAAGTGACCAGCGTACTGAGTATGAGTATCACAAGTATTGTGAATTCAGGAAGGAATGTACACCGTGGGAGAGCGGAACCCTTGGGGACTTAGTGATCCTTTAGTGCTGCTCCTGTTCGTGGGAGTGGCATTGCTTTCGACTGGCATTATCATTTACGACCTAGTAGCAGGCTTGTGAGAAAGCGAACTGCCAGAGATGGCCCTGCCGAGGATTTGGCAGACGGCAATCATTATAGAAGCACATGGGAAAGAAACATCGCAAGGCTCATGGGGGTTCGAGGAATCGAAACCGCCTATGAGCCTAAGCGTTTTTATTTCAGGGACATCCATGAGAGTTATTTGCCCGATTGGCGACTCAAGGGGGTAGCCCCGATTACGCTCGATGGAATTACCTATCACGAGATTTACATAGAACTCAAGGGGTACCTCGACAACAAAAGCAAGAGACAGTTAAAGAATATAAGAAGATACTATGCGAAGAAGGGCGTGATGGTCATATTGATTGACGCAATGCAGTACAAGAAACTGGAGCAAGACTTCAGCGAGGGAATTGAAGGATGGGAGTACGAGCGTGAGAGGGATAGGAAGGCGGAACGACCCGACAAGTCCGACGAGTGCACTGGCGCGAGCGCACGAGGAAGAGGTGCTGAGGCTCAGGTCGATGGGGCTGAGTTACAGCAAGATCGCAGCGAGGATCGGGGACATCTCAAAGGACGGCGCAAGAAAAGCACTGGTGAGGGCACTGGCGAAATTGAAAACAGAGACAGCGGAAAGAGCAAACGAGTACGTGGAGATGCAACTCGAAAGGCTCAGGGTGGCCCTTGAAGCGATCATGCCACGGGTGGAGATGGGCGAACTCGAAGCCATCGAGACCATGCTGAGGATCGAACAAAGGACGAGCAAACTCTTGGCACTCGACGCACCGGAGAAGTGGGCGACTGACGAGAGTGGCAGGAGCATTGCACCGGGGATGGTCATGAATTTCGACACGCTTACAGAAGGGCAACTGGAATCCTTGCGGCTCATAGGCGTCGTGAAGGAGGCTGAAAATGAGAGCACCATCATTGACGTGGATCAGGAATGAAGCCGATAAGGCACTCTCAAGAAAGAACCTCTTGGCTTTTACCGAGAGGACAAAGCCGGGATATCAGGTAGGGAGGATTCACTGGCTCATTGCCCAGACCTTGATGCTTGTCGAGCGCGGTGTTCTTGACAGAGTTGCTATCGAATTGCCACCAAGGCACGGCAAGAGCGAGTTGGCATCCATCAGGTTTCCCGCTTGGTATCTGGGCAGGAACCCACAGAAGCAATTCGTGGCAGCGAGTCATACCCAAGACTTGGCCGATGAGTTTTCTACAAAGACTCGGGATGTGGTAAAAAGTACACTCTGGCCTTTTGACAATGTAAAACTTGCAGGGAATGCTTGGGCAGTACGGCGCTGGAGACTCGACGCTCTGGTAGATGGGCGTTGGACTGATCCGGGTGGGGTCTATGTGCCGGTGGGTGTGGGTGGTGGCCTCACAGGAAAAGGCGCGGACATCCTTTCAATCGACGACCCGGTGAAAGACTGGGTACAGGCCGACAGCGAACTCATCAGGGAGAGCCACTGGTACTGGTACCAGAGTGTGGCTTCCACGCGACTGATGCCCGGAGCCGCGTGCATCATGACCCTCACGAGATGGCATCAGGACGATATCCTCGGCAGGGCACTGAAGATTGCCGAGAACATTGCCGAGAGCGTTCAGTGGTTCGAGATCAAGTTGCCAGCACTCTCTGACGGCATCGAGGTGTTCGCCGATTTGCAAGTACCAGACAAGGTATGCGAGCGTGCGGGGATCAAGCAGGAAGAGACCAGAGATTTGGATGTGCTATTCGGCAAGTTATGGAGCCTAGCAAATTGAAACTCAAAGTACTTGTGCATAGTGAAGGGCCAGCACTTGACCCGGTGAGATGGCCCGCTGATGTCATGGAAAGAAGAAAAGCGTCTTCAGTGAATCGTGTATGGAGAAGCCTTTACCAGCAAGACCCTACCGACATCGACGGCAACATCTTCAAGGAAGTCTGGTGGCAGATATACGACACTGCGCCCACGGAGACTGTACGAACAGGAATATTCATAGACAGTGCATATAAGGCGGGTGTGAGCAGTGATTTTTCTGCACTTGCAGTATGGACAAAATGCACGAAGGGAAACATCTATCTGCTCGACGTGAAGAGGGCACGGGTCGAGTTTCCCGACTTGCTCACGATGGTGACGCGGATGTTCGAGAAATGGAAGCACAGGAATCCCGTTGCTGTTGTGGAGGACAGGAGCAGCGGGCAGGCTCTCGTGCCCATGCTCAGGAAACAGGGCGTGCCATGTGTCGCATGGAAGCATCACTTCAAGGGCTTGAGGGCCACAGCGGGGAAGATCGCAAGGATGGAAGCGGTCACGCCAATGATCGAACAAGGCAAGGCATGGATACCCAGCAAGGGAGCATGGCGCGAGGACTGGCTACAGGAGCACAGGAGCGTGCCAAGTGGTGCCCATGACGATCAGGTGGACACCACCGTGATGGCTATCGACTTCCTCTTGGGCAACAGCGGCGTGGCTGTTGAGCCTGACAGAATCTTCAGGGACAAGGACGTACCAAGACCCATCATGAGTGGCGGAAGAGGAAAGATAAAGGTGAATGAGGAAGAAGCGGAACTAGAGCGGTGGCGCGAGTTGGGGCTGGTTTGATGTAGGGGGTACT